CTACAGGTAATGCAGATCCTGACGCTGAATCAGCTAATAAAGTTATTGAACTTACAGGCGCTTTAACAGGTGCTATTTCCGTTTTAATTCCAGCTGTTACAGGTGGAAGTGAATATCTTATTTATAATAATACATCAGGAGCTTATGCTCTTACGATCGCAGCAACAGGGCATGTAGCGAATGGTGTTGTAGTTACTCAAGGAGCTTACTCAAGAGTTTATTGTGATGGCACTGCTAATTTTAATGTAGCAGTTTCTACTTCTGTTTTAGGTGCTGTTACTACTAAAGGTGCAGCTGTCTTTGATGCGGGAGCAACTGTCACTGCTGGTCAAGCTTTAGTCGCTGGTTCAGGCAGTATTAATCTTAGAAGTAATGGTGAAGTTTCTGCTACTTTATTTACAGGTTCAGGCGCTGGTTTAACAGGCGTTGATCCTTTTCCTTCAGGAACAAAAATGGTTTTTTATCAAGCGTCTGCTCCGACTGGTTGGACGCAAGATACAACAGCTGCTTTAGCTAATACAGCTATGTCTATTGTCACTGGTACCGGTGGAGGCACAGGCGGTGCAACAAGTTTTTATGATGTTTTTAATGCGTCAACTCAACCTGTAGATTTAGCTTCTGTGACCGTTTCTGTTACAGGTGCAGTAGGGGCACATACTTTAACTACTCCTGAAATTCCTTCTCATACTCACACATTCAACGCCCCAATAGCTCGTCCTGGGGGGCCGAATAATCCCACGTTTGCAAATATGACTCAAGCAACTTCACAAATATATAATTCTTTTGCAATTAATCCTACAGGTGGAGGAGGTAGTCATACCCACCCTTTCAGTGTTAGTAGCTCTTCTGCCGGCGGCACTGCAAGCACTCCCGCTTTAAATGTAAAATATGCAAATGTTATTATTGCATCGAAAGACGCTTAAAAGTTTAAATGCCTATATTTGACCCTGACGGCAAATGCCCGTTACTCAATAAAAAATGTATTAAACACCAATGTGTTTGGTATAATATGCTTCAAGGTAATCATCCTCAAACAGGTCAAAATATTCAAGAATGGGGTTGCTCTATTGCTTGGATTCCTTTACTTTTAGTAGAAAATTCTAAACATTCCATGGCTACTACATCAGCTACTGAGTCTTTTAGAAATGAAATGGTTAAAGGAAATGATGCCTTAATGGAATTAAGTAAAGAAGCTATAAAACAAAAAACACCAATGAATGGTATATCTACTTTAATGGGAATGATTGGAAATCATCAAAGAGCTTTAGCTGATAAAGACCCTAATATGGAAGATGAAACTGTTAGACAACTAAGCAATAATAAGATAAAAGTAAAGAAGACAAAAAAGGTTAAAAAGGTTAAAAAAAATGGCATTAATAAATAACACCACTATTAATACTAGACTTAGTATACTTTTCGATTCCGATGTTAATTCTATTAACGAAAATAATGGTCCTAGATCAAGTTCAGGAAACACTGAATCTGATGTTTACATTGATGAAAATCAAAATCAAAAAGTATGGTTAAATGTAAGATCACATACAGAAGTTCCAGACAGCATTCATGCTTTTAATTGGAATGTCCTAAATAACACAGGAACAATTGAATATGTAACAACTCAAGAAAATGAAGTTGTTAGTATTATACCTCAGTGGGCAACTAATGTTGTTATTAGAGTGGAAGCTAGTGATATATGGAATGAGGCTTATATTGAGGATTCCACGTTACAACTCACTGCTTGGACTGACTTAGGTAACTCAGCAGATGCTATAGTCTATGATAATGCACAATCTCTTGCATATGCAGATTTAACTCGAAATACTTATCTTTCCGATCATGGAATAACTTACTAGTCTCTTGAATAATATTTTAGAAATTAGAAAATTTATACCTTCTACAATTTGTGAAAAAATTATTTTATATTTTGACAATTCAAATAAATTAGTTGATGCACAAATAACTGATCCTAATAATCCTGTTGATAAAGATATAAGAAATTGTAAAACTAGAGTAATTAGTGAAGATATTAACTCTTTTGGTGAAAGGTTAATTTTAAATTATATTAAGTCCAAAGTAAAAGAATCTGTTAAAATTTATGAAAAAAAATATACTCATGCTAGCATGAGCGAAATTCAAGAAGTTAGTTTTTTAAAATATGAAAAGAATAATCACAATAGTGGTTATTTATATCACGTAGATCAAGGAGCATCCGTACCAAAAAGATCTTTGTCTATTTCAATTTGCTTAAACAATGAATTTGAAGGAGGAGAATTTATGTTTGATATTAATGGAGAAAAATTAAACTACCCACAAAATGTTGGTGATTTAATTATTTTTCCTTCTAATTTTATGTTTCCTCATCAAGTAAATAAAATTAAAAGTGGAACACGTTTTGCTTTAGTTACGTGGGTATGTTAATGGAACCAATATTTATTAAAAATTTCTTACCTCAGCCAGTTTTATCTTTAGTAGAAAATTATTGTTTACTTAAATACTCTAACCAATATAGTTTTGAAGATATAGATTCTCAAACTAATTCTTTAGTCGGGGAATATGGTGATGTTCTTATGGAATCTATTTTGGATATTAGTACCTCAGTTATTGAAAAAAATGTAAATAAAAGTTTATTTCCAACTTATTCTTATTTTAGGATATATGATTTAGGATCAGATCTTAAATTTCATACAGACAGAGCAGCTTGTGAATACACAGTTGCTTTATGTATTAGTGCCAATCCCTTAGATAAACCTTATAATATTTATATAGGAGAAAAGGATAAAACATCTAATTATAAATATCTTAATGAACCTTTAAAAATAAATTATACTTTTCCTATGGTTCCTAATGATGCTCTTATATTTAAAGGAAGAGAGGCCCTTCATTGGAGAGAACAATGTGAAAATGATTATTATATGACTGTTTTTTTACATTATGTAAATGCAAATGGTGAGTTTAAAGATAATAAATTTGATAAAAGAACGTCTTTAGGAGTAATGAAAAAAAATACAAAACTTTTTTAAAAAGAACAATGAACTTAGAAATAAATAAAACTAGTTTGTTTTCAACTAATATTTTTTCTACTGTGTTGGACAAAGTATACTGTGATGAAATAAACTCCATTGTAGAAAAAGATCAAGATCAATGGGAATCTAATCTTAAAAATGTAAAAGCTAAAACTTCAGGATGGGACGGATTACGTTATCCTATTGTGCAAGATATTGCTAAGTTTGCTTGTGATAAATTATTACCCTCTATAGGGGAAGTAAAAAAATGGAAATATAATAATTGGGTAACAGGAGAAAGTTGGATTAACTTTTATCAAAAAGGAGATGCAGCTGATTTACACAATCATTTTTTTTCAGATTATTGTGGAGTATTTATAACTAAGACAAGTGCTTCTACTTTAAGATTTGTTACACCTTTAGCTGTACATGGGTATTATAAAGAAAAATTTGAAACTGAAAATTATGGAGAGGAGATAATAGAAAGAGAAGGTCTTTTTATTCTTTTTCCTAGTTATGTTTTTCATGAAGTATCTGAATGTCAATCAGATAGAATAAGCGTTGCTTTTAATTTTAAGAATGATCTTATTTCGTAATTGAATCAACAAAAATAAAGAGTATATTGTGACTTATGCCATTAGTCAATTTCACAATAAAACCAGGCGTAAATAAGGAAGTTACAGACTACACGGGCCAAGGTCAGTGGGTCGATTCTGATAACGTACGTTTTTTTAAAGGTCTTCCTCAAAAAATAGGAGGATGGACTAAGTTCGTAGCTACTTATCTAGTCGGTGTAGCCAGAGCAGTTCATGGATGGATTTCTTTAGATGGAACAAGATATTTATCTTTTGGTACTAATAGGAAATTATATGTTTATACAGAGGGTGTCACTTATGATATTACTCCCATTAGAGATACAGAAGTCTTAACCAATCCTTTTACAACAGCTTCGGGCAACGCAACAGTGACAGTAGCAGACACAGCTCATGGAGCTCTTCTAGGAGATTTTGTTACTTATACAGGAGCCTCAGCTGTTGACAGCTTAGATTTTAATCAAGAGTTTGAAATCCAAAGTATTGTTAATACCGCAGCTTACACTATTGCTTTTACAGATGGTTCTACAGCTTCCGGAACAACTGCTGGCGGTGGAGGAACAGTCACAGCTAATTATCAAATTAATATTGGACCAACACTATCTGAATTTGGTTATGGTTGGGGAACAGGAACTTGGGGTGGAAGTACTTGGGGAAGTCCTCGTACAACTTCGAATACAACAATTTCAGCTAGACAATGGTCCCTTGATAATTTTGGAGAAGACTTAATTGCCACTGTTTTAAATGGTGGAACTTTTAAATGGGATTTGTCCGCGGGCGTTGGAACAAGAGCTGTTATAATAGCTAATGCACC